TATTCTTGACGGTCAAGAATCTCCATAGTAGCTTGCATAAATCTGTGGTCAGCACGAGTATAGTCATCCAAGATTAGAAAACCACCCTCAGCTTTACCTTGAATCCATTCTGGAGCAGCATGAGACATTCTTTTATCAGCTACAGTATAGCCTGCTTTAAGAGCACCATTTACTTGAGCTTCAGTAATCCATCTTTGTTTACCCTCTTGGTTCTTTACAAGAAATTCTTTAACAGGAAAACCAACAAGGTCACCTAACTCCTCAATCTGAGATAGATTAAGTTTTACAACATCCATTCCAAGCTCTTTGCCCAATTGTAAAATAGTTGAAGTCTTACCAAGACCAGCATCACCCTCAATATTAACAGCTACAGGAACTTTACCCTGAGCTTGGATGTGCTGATTATTATTTACCATGTGCTTGATAAAACCTTTTAACTCTTCTGCATTCAATTGTACTGTGTTCATAATGTTTGTTTTTATAATTCTAATTTAATTACTTGACCTGGTAGGTCTTCATTCATGCCTGATCTTTCTGACAAGACCCAAAGGACTTTACCTCTTGGTCTTACAGATGTATAACATTCACCATCAGTGAAATATACCAAGCTTGTATATTTCTTTAGGTTTGCGTTGTAATAATCTAGGACGGGATCAAATTCAGTCCCACCTCTTCCTAATATACTTATCTCATTCTTGCCTTTGTAAGGCTCAATAGATTTAATAGAAGTATCACACTGTACTACAGTAATATCTACTCCTACTTTATAGATATGATGTATCTCATTCATAAACTCAGCAAGTTCTGTATCACTTACTGAACCTGAAGTATCAATAGCAAGCAGCATGTGCTGACGCATCTTAATCTTCAGACCTGGATTATCTTCATATCTACGGTTCTCTTTTCTCCTGATCTTCTTAGTAAATACTTTAGTACTTACTCCAGTAAACCTTCTGAGATAACCTTTCCAATCAAACTTAGGTGCAGTAAACTCTTCAACTACAATTAGACCCTCAATCTCACCTGGTACATTACCACGTTTCTTTACAGTCTGTTCTTTTGCATCTTGTAGAATCTTCTGAACTTGCTTTTCAATTAGCTTTTTCTCAGCATCAGTCATGTCCTCAAACTCTTCCCATGTGCTATGATCTGGAATATTTCCACTAGCTACATTATCAAGAAGTTTATCCATGGCATCATTACCTGTGGTACCATTCTTATCCTTCTCATCTTGAAGGCGGAGAAGCTGGTCATAGTAATATCTACAACCAGCTCTTTTATCTAGTTTGAGATCTGCATAGTCTTCAATTCTGATACCTCCTTCTGGCAGCCAAGAGTCTTCAATATACTGATTAATTTCCATATCCATGGCAACATTTGCAAGTTTTTTGTTACTAAAAGAACTAAAACTTGTAAGGTGACCAAATGCAATATGGAGTAATTCATGCTTCAGTAAGCCCATTTTATGATCATCACTTAGACCAGTCCAGAATTCCTCATTAATGGCTAATTGATAATTAATATTCTGTTTGCTTACTCCTGCAGTTGGGAGATCTTTTCTCCAAACTTTATTCAACATAATGAGAAAAAACCCGTAATAGGGCTCTTTCAACATTAAGTCTTTACTTATTTTACTAAGGCTCTGTGCTTTGTCCATCATCTCTTATTTTTACATTGATGTCTACTTTGTCCATTGGATACCCTATGCTTCCTAACATACTGGTTAAGTCCCGGATGAAAAACTCCAGGAATGTTTCTATTACATGTTTAGCAGCTTTATTGTTAGTAATAATACCAAGTACACGTGCAGATGATAATGCTATGGCTTCATCACCAATTACATTAGCAATCCTCTGTGCAGTCATTGGAATTTCTTTCTTCCATTGTGCAAATGGTTGTCCTGAAAATTTATACAATAATACTAGCTCATTATTATCAAGTATACTATTCTCAATTGCATGAAATGCAACTACATGATTCTCATAATCACTTGATTGAAACATGTTAATCAGATTTTTTAATTCATCTCTTGTCATTAGTCTTCAATTTTTAAGGTCTTAATAGCCCAATCTTTAATTTCACCCGATGCAATCATATCTATCCATTCTTTTGCAGTAGGAATATATCCATTGCAATCTTCCTTAACATGTTGTTCTGCAACATATCTTGTATACACTCTTTTGTCATCAGAATTTATAATATAAAAACCATGACGTCTCTCACATTCAAATATACCCTCACTATGGTGACGGAACATTCTATGCTTACTATGACCTACCCATGCTTTGGTTTCATCAAACCAATTATGAATATGCATATAGTCTTCTGGTATACCTCCAAACTTTCTAGCTGAAGATACTGCATGTTGATACGGATGTGCCATTACAATGTCTTTTGGATTAATGATCCTTCATGAAAATAACTTTCAACCTGGGTAATTCTAATATCATTAAAGATTTTATACTTACCAGAAGGAACTAAAATGCATACTGCACCATAACCACCATCATTGTTCCACCAATCCTCAATATCATTAAGTAATTGTTCTTCAACAAAATTTGCTATATCAGAACTAAGACCAGAATCTAAGTCTTGAAGATGTAATACATCTTGATTCCATACATAAATATCATTAATTTCATCAAATGCATCTTCTTCATCTTCAGCCATTTTTTCTGTAGTGTAGATTACATTTTCAATTGCACCTGAATCACCAGATCCTTCATATTGTACTTTAATACCAGTTACTCCCAAGTCAGCTAATTTGACAAGGGTAGCCATCATATTTATTTCATTCATACTATTTGATTTTATAAAACCTGCCAAGAATATTGGCATTTAGATATTCTTCTTTTTCAAGCACTTCCCTTACAAATTGAAATTTGGTCTCATGATATGTTAACTCTGTCTTTGAGAAACATATTCTAACCATAAATCTCTTTATAGGTACTCCTGCTTTATGTGCATCCTGTAGCACTTGATTACTACTGTAATAGTTTTGATAGTTAGTTTTACTAACAAAAGTGTATTTTGATGCCCTTTTGTCTGTCATTGCAGCAATAGCTTTCTTTCCCAGTTTCTTTTTAACTGTAGAATAAAAGTTCTTTTTGCCAATATAACGGACTGCTTTACCATTAATGATTGCTTCCATTTCATAAATGAAACCTACAGCACCATCTGGAATTTTGCTGTCATTAAATACTTCACCTTTGTATAACCAACTCATACTGTTTGTTTTAGTAAAGATAATAATTTATCTCTCACAGCTTCAATACCATGATCTCTGACAGAGTCTGATAAATCCTTAGACATGTCAAGTATTACATGTGGAATATTATACTTGTCCTGATATCTTTGAGCAGCCTTTATACCAGGCTCATCATTATCAAACAGTACAATAATCTTAGAATACTTCTCCCTAAGTTTATTTATAACAGATTCTCCAATCATTGTATTCTCACTGTCTGGAGCAATACATTCTATATTACCAATACCAAGTTTCTTGAAAGACAGGAGGTCTTTAAGTGAAGAAACAATCAGTAAGTACTTGGAATCATATTGCAGTTGATCCATACCTTGTGTGTAGTTCTGGATCTTAATGAACTTTTTCTCAGGAATCTTTGGCATATAAATCTTATAGAGCTCACCATCATTACGGAAATAACCATAAACATAGGGTCTAGAAAATCTATAGCTTGTTACAGAATCATCAATCTCAGTCTTAGACATTGTAAAAAATTCCAATGGAACTACATTATACTGACTTAAGATACTAGAACCAATTTTAAATTGTGTCCAGTACTTCTGATCAAGTGTGTTCCAGTGTCTCATCTCAAAATCTACAACCTTAAACTTATCATGAAACTGTATAGGACCTCTTACTGCAGGTGCATTATGTTTTAAGTACTCCTGATAATCGGTAATTATCCGGTTAGTGGCCTTAAATCTAGCATCATAGTTAAATAGATACCTAACAAGTTCTACTTGGTCACCTTGAAATCCTGAAGAAAAATCTTTGAACTTATACTTACCACCGTCTTGATAGATAAACATGCTTGGCACCTTATCTCTAACATTAAATGCAGATAGCATCTTAATGTTCTGTCCGGTAAGCTTCTCTCTTAAGTTCAGATAATACTCAAATACCCATTCTCTAGGTACTTCCTCCAAATCAGATATTAAATTCTTTGTTGAAATCATAACCAATAAAAATATAAAGGGGGAGTCCCTGATTTAGTCTAAAAATCCTTGTTATACAATAAAATTAATACTAATCTCCCCCTTTAAAAAGTGAGTGGTTAGTCTAGACTGAAATCAGATGAAGTCTTAGGTTTTAGGAACACATCTTCATCATCCCCAAATGACTTAACTTCTTTAACTTCTAGTTTTTTAACATGTTTAGTCTCATCAAATCTAATTACAGAACCAGATTCTTCTTCACCAAATGCATATTTCTTACCTTCAGCTTTTGGTAACCACAAGTCATAGTTTGTATAACCTGTTTTACCTTCATATTCTTTACCAGCTACACAGAACTCAAGATACTTTTCTCTAAAGTCTGCTGTCTTGTTGAATGCCTTAACAAAGTCCTCAATAGTATCATGCTGACCATCTTGCTCAAGGAACCAAGAATCAAGTTGTAGAGTATGAGCCAAAGTTCTCAAGAAAATTAAGATAGATCTATCTCTCTGAATTTTAACTCCAGATTTAGTTTCACCATCTGCAAATGCATATTGACTTGCTTTAATTCTACCAATCTGACCCTGATATCTTCCTTTGCTCTCATCCTCTTTGTCAACTAGGAAACCTTCAAAACCTTCAATAGGTGCAGTCTCCACATGTAACATAAGATGAAATGCACCGGGAATGAACTTGAAATCCTCAAGCTCAATGTTGTTAATCTTTAGTACATGATTACCTGGTGTAATTGTTTTTGCTAGTCCTGAGCCTTCTTTGCCCAAATCAGTTGTGCTTAATGCCATTTTTCTTAAAATTAAATTGTTAAATAAAAACTTTGTCCCAGTGGAATTCTAATCCACCAGATTCATTCATCTCTGTTACTACTATCTCCTCATTTCTCAAGTGCTCAGGTCTTGCACCGCAAGTTACCTCTTCATTTGTCTTGAATGATAAAATAGTCTTATTACCTTTCCTGTACATGTAGCCAATTGCATCTGCATTAGCACAGATGAGAGACTTAATCTTACCTGTCAAATCTATATTTGCTGCAAGAACCATCTCTCCCTTATCATCTACCTGTTTGTCCTTAATGTGACCAGATAAAATAATATGGGGGGCTAATGTATCAATAAAATCTAAAACTTGAAAGAAAGCTTGTCTTAAATATAAATACCCGGCACCGTTAGGTAGGGACAAGACATTATCTCCATCATAGTTTTTACCCATGCTAGTTTGCTTGTAGAGTTTGAT